TTACAATAATTATACGATGTCAATGCCCCAGTTTGATCAACAGCTCCATCAACTGCTCCTCTCAAAAATGGAAACATATTCTGGCTCCGTAACAATCTCCTATATCCTCCTATTAGATCGGTATTTTCACGTCGCCATATTGTGTATCGTTTCAAAAGCTGGCGAAATGACATAATGGATTCACCAGTGTACACCATGTTGACCAAAGCAGTGTCTTGCTTACCAGGTCCAACCTGGTCAGTAGAAGATTGCTGAGGTGCTGATGGTTCAGTTGTGGCTTGGCTTTCAGGCACCAAAGCTTCTTTACCTGATTGTGGTTTGACAACAAACCTTTGAAAGTGATCATCAGGCACAAAAACTTCAAAATCATCACCCATCGACACAAAAACATTAATTTCAATATCATTGTTAACTGTGCTATTAGGCGTGGTGAGTTCATTAACAACATATACTCCAATGACGCCATTACCTTCTTCCTGAGAAGCATAAGGCGTTGTGGAATACATCTGCGTCACAGAATCTAACCCAGGCAAATGATGATCAAGCAATGTAGTAGATTGACCATTACCAACCTCAATGGTGAAATCTTGTGTGTCAGCAATATCAACAATCTCAAGATAATTTGTGTTGTACTCATTTGAAGCCAAAAACTGTGGATCATATACAAATTTCAATCTGCCTTTGTGAAACGCCGAGCACACAATCTGAAACCTAAATTTCATGGTACCAGTCCAATACTTAAACGGCAAAGCTGCCATCGCACATGATGGAAAATGAAACGATGTTGGAGGTCCTGCATTCTCTGCCCATGTAACGGGATCAATACGCGCGTTCCACAATAAAGTTTCAGGTGCTGTGCCAATGTCCCATTTAAACTTTGTCAAATATGTTTCACGCTTGGCGATTTCCCTGATAGACATAGGGTCTTCAGGACCAACGCCAGCAATGCGTGGATCAATGGACAGCTCTTGCTTATCATCAACGGTCAATTTAATGGCCGTATCCGGTGTGTTCGTTGTCGCAAATTGTGAGGTTGGTGTTGGACGCATTGGATCTGGATTCTTAGTAACGGGTGGTCGACAATATCCCATTGATTTGGCTGCCCCTGCGACTGCCGTCGCAACAGTTGATGTAGCCATAGCAAATGGTTTAATTGCGGGTATGACACCCAATGCATTTGAGACTTTTGCCACCGTCGTAGCAGGCCCAGATACAATACCCGATTTGTTGGCTTCATCAATTTCCGATTCCTTACCAGATTGCGGAACAAGGGTAGATGGTTCACGACTTGTTAGCACAGCTAAAGACATATCAGTCGCCCACGCAAAAACAGAAATAGTAACTCTGTCATTTGCGCCATTGGCATGCTTCAACGTGTTCAGCGAGCGCAAATACATTCGTCCCAAATTCCTATAATCCGCCGTTGGTATCTGCAAATAGTTCTCATAATGGAAAAATGGCAAAAGCATCTCACCACCAGTAGATGTCGTGGGATCCAAGAAAACGTGTGGTAATTGAGAAGTTTGTACCAGATCCTGAGAAATCAAAGCTGAAAAAGAAGACAAAGAATCAAATGAATCCATAGGTTGGTACGCAGCAATTGCCCTTCCATACTGAAATCCATTGCCATTGATAACAAATTTGACATGTAACTTGCACCTCATCAAATTGTAATTGGCAATACGATTAATCACGCGAGGATTGCTAAAATACAAATCCCAAGGATCAAAATCAGATACCAACGTTGTACTTGTAGTCCATTCATCTTCAAAAATCTTAATGGGCCGAGAAAAGAAATTCCCTAAATCGGCATCACTAGAATCCTGCAACATACGCGTAGGATCCATTTCCGACAGCACTTCATAGCTATAGGATGGATTCTGATCGCGAAACTTCACATTTTCTGACGATGTTTTTGTTGAGGCGGATGTGATACGATTGTCATTCGTAGTCTCCATACCAGATTGGGGCTTGAACCTAATCTTACCCCCTTGTGTGAGTCGAGGAATCACCACCCAATCAAATGTTGGGTGGTCAAACACCGAATCAGGATCCACTCCGCTTTGTGGCATCATGGTTTGTTGAGACACCGCATCCACGTGTGCATCAACTTTTGTGTTGTTGAGTTCGACCATTGGTCGCGTGCCAGTTCCTACTTCAACATTAGCACCTTGAAAGAATTCTAAAATACATTTACAATTATTACCAACCCCTTTATGTACAGACTGCAGAGCGGGTTAACTCATACAGAACGAAGTATTTACAATTGAGCACGGTGAACTCATCTCTCGATTCCCCATTAGGGACCGTTAAACATGCAAAGCCTACATCTACTCTACAAAACACATAAAGATCAAAATAAACGTGGTATCCATATACATGCATTAATTTTGCTTACCATCAGATTTAAAACTGGGCCGGATTTAATGTCTCCGAAGTGACGGTGGAGTGAACTTACTCCGGTTGATAGGTTGCGACCCAATCAGCTGCGCGTTCGTTATAGCTTAAATTGAGTCCAGTACACATGTGAGAAATTCCAGCACGATTTGCAATGTCAGTCATCAATTGTCGTTGTTTCTCGTACTTTTCTTCACCATGATTGAACCATTCACGCAGGGCTCCATCAATGTTTTGTGCACATGCATGTTCTTCAGTGAGAGGGCAGTTCTTACCTCTCATAAAACAATGCAATGATTTGTAGATAGATTTGTCGAGCAATGCTCCAACATGTACACCCAGCTTGGGGTGATACACACTATCTCTTTTTAGAAATTCAAACTCATCAGGAGGCAAGAATTTCAACAGTTCTGACTCTTTGTCTGGCATGGTGTAGACTTGACCATATTCATCTAGAAAGTGTGAACAATCCTTGATATTGAACTTGTCAAACCCAGGCTTCACCGAACCAATATTATCATCACCATATGTCATTGCAGCAACACAATCACGAAAAACGGCTCTTTCTTCAAAATCCTCACATGGGTATTGAGTATAGAAAAAGCATCGTAGATTTAATGAGCCACATATGCCATTGATAATGACGGTCAACGAATTCCCACTGATGTGAGTACCCTCTGTCAAACCAATCAAATCGCCATTGAAAGCAATATAAGCGAACACAATATCGCCAGTCATTGCTTCCATCACACGAATATCTTCATCAGAATAATCACATTCTCTTGCAAAATCAATGAGAATACGTAACGCTGCAAAGATCAGTTGTGATGGCAATTTTTGATCATATTTGCCATAGTCACCGCCAAACAAACGATCCATTCCAAATTTTGTAGCATGTTGGTGAAATTCTTCCCACTCAGGGCCATGTGAATTAATACCAACAGCACATTCAGAAACCAAAGGATTCATTTGCAAAACACGCAAAATGGGTAAATAATACTTCCGAATGAGATATGTCAAAGATAGTGCATTACCATAAAAGATTCTGCACTTGTCTTTGGTCAAAATTTCATCCTTCTTGCACGCCTTGGCAATTGGATATCCACGTTCACCGCGTTTATAACAATTCTCAATGCGCACGATTTCATCCATTAAATCCTTTTCAAGAACACGATTGTTTGGCCACTCTTCAGTAGGCTCCAATTCAATAACATGGTCTCGTTTAGGACCTGACAAGGGAAATCCAACAGAAGTATTCAATTTGATTGCATCCATGAATTTCTTACCCGG